GAAGAAATGGAAATGAACGCGCGGGTGTTATGGATTCAAAGATATCCTGATGAAAACATCGTGCAGCGATGGAAGGATTTAGGATTCTATGAAGCCAGCTTCCGCTAAAGCTAAAGGAAGGGTATTCCAACAATATGTTCGTGATAAAATCCTCGACTGCTTCCCTACTCTTGCCAAAGATGATGTCCGTTCTACATCAATGGGAGCAGGCGGCGAGGATTTACAGCTTAGTCCAGTGGCCAGAAAACTGGTTCCATACAACATCGAGTGCAAGTCCAAAGCAACGTCGCAAATCCACACGTACTACGACCAAGCTAAAGAGCACGGAGAACACGAACCGTTAGTAATCGTAAAAAAAGACAGAAGTATTCCTTTGGCAATTGTTAGTCTGGAACACTTTCTGACATTGCTGAAAGGAAAAAAGAATGATGATTGATGTAAAAGCAAAAGATGAAGAAGGGAACATTGTACTAGAGGGTAAGCTTAACCGGAGAGAGGTAAGCTTCCTACTTCAGTATGCGATTAACGACCTTATGATGGCGGGTGTACAGTTCCACCTGAATGCCCCTGACGAAGATGAGAGTCGAATGGAGTTCCCCAAGTTTGAAGGAACTAGTCATTAAACATTTAGTAATTCCAGATGTTCAATTCCGTGATGGGGACGATCCTAGCTTTCTCACAGCTATCGGTAATTATGTTGTCGCAAAGCAGCCTGACCGTATTATCTGTATTGGCGATTTTGCAGATATGCCAAGCCTGTCTAGTTATGACGTTGGAACGAAAGCTTTTGAAGGCCGCCGTTACACTGCGGACATTGCAGCAGCAAAAGAAGGAATGGCTGCGCTACACCAACCTCTAGAAGATTATAACGCAAAGCAACGTAAGAATGGAAAGAAACAATATTGGCCAGACGAAGACTTCCTACTAGGAAACCATGAGAATCGGATTAACAGAGCTATCAACGCAGATGCAAAGCTTGAGGGAGTTCTATCTATTAAAGACTTGGACTATGAACGCTATTGGCGTGTACATCCTTTCCTTGATGTGGTCGTACTGGATGGGGTGGCATACAGCCACTACTTTGTTACTGGTGTGGCCGGGCGTCCCGCTAGCACTGCTGCTGCTCAGTTCAGGAAGACCAACATGTCCTGTGTCGCAGGACACCAGCAAGGACTCCAAATCCACACAGGAAGCCGCGCTGATGGAGCACGGTTAACTAGCGTGATTGCAGGAAGTTGTTATGAGCACAATGAAGATTATCTTGGTCCCCAAGGTAATAAACATTGGCGAGGTATCTTAGTACTCCATGACGTTCAGGACGGTGAGTTTGATCTAATGCCTGTATCTCTAAAGTTTCTAAAGGATAGATATCTGTGAGCAATAACGAGAAGGCTTTCCTAGAGGAATATGAAACTCTTGCTAGGAAGTACGACCTAATTATTTCAGGATGTGGATGTTGCGGTTCTCCTTATGTTATCCCTGTTAAGGATGCTGCTCATATTGAAGACAATATTACAGATTTAGAGGAGAGTCTGTGACAGAAACAGACCCATATGGTAAGTCAAGTAAAGAGCCGGGCTCTAAGCTGGATGCAGGTAAGTCACCTGTTTGGCAAGGTCTGCTGGATTATTTCCCTCGCGCTTGTGCAGCAATTGCCGACCTTAGTCAAGCGGGGGCTGACAAGTATTCTTGGAAGGGTTGGGAAAGCGTACCAGAAGGTATTAATAGGTATCGCAATGCTGGTGTCCGCCACATTCTCGCGGAAGCCGTCGAGGGACCCTTTGATTCGGAACTAACTGAAAGAGGGTATCCAATTCTGCACCTGACACAAGTAGTGTGGAATCACATGGCTGCTCTAGAACTTTACCTAAAGGAAGACTAATGCCTTATATTAAGAAAGCCGCTCGTGAAATGCTAGCGGAAGGACATCAGCCAGCAGATTCTGGTGAACTAAATTATCAAATTACTAAAGTAATAACCACTTATTTAGCAAGCCATACTTTCTGTTATCGAACCATCAACGATATTGTGGGTGCTCTAGAGGGAGCAAAGATGGAGTTCTACCGTCGTGTAGCTGCTCCGTATGAAGATACTAAGATCAAAGAAAATGGGGATGTTTATTAATGATTTACTTAGCTAGTCCATACTCAGTAGGTAAGCGCGGTCAGTATGGGGCCGCAAACACTGGTACTGCTACCAGTAACATGAAGACACGTAGATTTAAGGCTGCTTGTCGAAAGGCAGCAGAGCTTATGAGTCAGGGTGAGGTAGTGTTTAGTCCTATTGCCCACAGCCATTCAATTGAGCTATATGGTAATCCTGAACTAAAGACAGGGGACTTCTGGCTCAACCAAGACCTTGACGTTCTAAAGCATTGTGACCTTCTTATGGTCTACCGTCTAGATGGTTGGGAAGATAGTCGTGGCATCGCTACGGAAATTGCCTTCGCCGAGGCTAACGGTATCCCCGTAGAATACATCGACTAAGATGGACTTTGCAGAGTTACTTGACCGGCTGCGGAAGGAAGACGAGGTAACTCTACTAGAACTTTTGGAAATCACTTCAGAGGACATAGTAGACAATTTTACAGATCGTATTACAGCATCGCTACTAAGGATTAACCGTTACCTAAATGATTAAGAAGCCGTCACATAAAGAACGGGACGCTCTACGCGAAAGAGGTAAGAAAAAGTACCTAGATCGCATTGTGGAAGAACAAGAGGCGGAGCAGGAAATTAAGAACTACAAGCCAGAGGAAACGGAGTATCCAAATAACGATGACAAAGTTCAGAACAACATTCGGTGAAAATGTATTCAGATTCAAATATGCCCAAGGACCAGACGATACATGGGACAAGCTTGCTGAGAGGCTCGTTGACGATGTGTGCGGAACTAGGGGAGGAACCACAAGTGCTCTCATGTCTGATGGAGATAGAAAAGACCTTGCGCAGATCATTAAAGAGTTTAAATTCCTGCCGGGTGGCCGCTACCTATATTATGCAGGACGGCCATACAAAGCCTACAATAACTGTTACCTTCTCCGCGCAGAGGAAGACACAAGAGAAGAGTGGAGCGCAGTAACTTGGCGGGCTATGTCCTGCCTGATGACAGGGGGTGGGATTGGAATTGATTACAGTGCTCTGCGACCGGCTGGTAAAGCTCTCTCAAGAACTGGGGGAACTGCTAGTGGACCTATCCCTCTTATGTACGCAATTAACGAAATTGGACGCAACGTTATGCAGGGAGGTAGCAGACGCAGCGCAATCTATGCTTCTCTCAATTGGCAGCATGAGGACGTACATACATTCCTTTCTGCAAAGAATTGGAGTGGAACCCTAAGAGACTTAAAGGCACAGGACTTCAATTTCCCTGCTCCTCTGGACATGACTAACATCAGTGTCAACTATGATGATGCTGCTATTGGATACCAAGGTCTAGATAGTAATCCGGTATTTTTTAAAAATGTAAAGCAGGCTCTATCCACAGGGGAACCCGGCTTCTCTTTTAACTTTGGATCAAAACAGAATGAAACTCTTAGAAATGCTTGCACTGAAGTTACTTCAGAAGATGACAGCGATGTTTGTAACCTTGGTAGTGTCAACCTTGGAAACATTGAATCTCTTGACGAGTTCCGTAATGTGGTTAGCTTGGCAAGCAAGTTCTTGGTGTGCGGTACTCTCCGTGCGGATTTGCCCTACGAGAAAGTCTACAAGGTACGAGAAAAGAATCGGCGGTTGGGCTTGGGTCTTATGGGCATCCATGAATGGCTCCTTAAACGCGGCTTTTCGTACGAGGTAAACGATGAGCTTAAGGGGTGGCTACAGACATACGAGTCAGAATCAAGATTGGCTGCTGATTCGCACTGCGAACGTTTCTACATCAGTAAACCTGTTGCGTACCGAGCTATCGCACCAACTGGGTCGATCGGTATTCTCGCGGGCACAACTACGGGAATTGAGCCGCTCTTTGCAGTCGCTTATAAACGGCGTTTCCTCACTGACGGAACTAAGTGGCGTCATCAATTCGTTGTTGACGGAACAGCAGACACCCTTATCAAAGAATACGGAGTAAAACCTGAGTCAATCGAAACAGCCCTTGACCTCGCCAGCGACCCCGAGCGTCGAATCAAGTTCCAAGCGGACGTACAAGATTACGTTGACATGTCAATCAGCTCGACCATTAATCTCCCTGCTTGGGGTACAAGACACAACAATGAGGATAAAGTTGATGCGTTTGCTAACATCCTTAGTAGATACGCTCCTAGACTTAGAGGCTTTACGTGCTATCCAGATGGAAGTAGAGGAGGTCAGCCCTTAACAAGTGTTCCCTATGAAGATGCTGTCAAGCATAAAGACATTATTTACGAGGAAACGGATGTCTGCGAATACACCGGCCACGGGGGTTCGTGCGGAGTCTAAACAAGACTGGCCTCGATGCTATGTATGTGGAGAGTATCTTGACAAAAACGGAAGGTGCCATTATTGCCCTGAATGAATGACTACAATTGCAGTAAACAAAAAGCAAATTGCTGGCGACCTGATGATGACCCATGCAAATGGGATCAGCTTCAAATCAACCAGCAAGATTGTTCCTATACATAATCCACTGATCTACAAGCTACCTGTGTTTGTAGGATTCTGTGGTGACGTTGATACCAGTCAACGTATCTTAGATTTCTTTGTGGACCCTGAAAATTGGAAGCCTCCTAAGAAGATGGAGCTAGCAGAGTTTGTAGCTCTGGATGTTAAAGGGAGGATGTACACATTCTCTGATCCTCGTAAGTGGCTTCCCCTCAACGGTAAGTTTTATGCTATTGGATCAGGTTCCCATTTCGCTATGGGAGCTATGCATATGGGAGCTACACCAAAACAGGCAGTAGAGGCTGCTATCAAACTAGACAAGTCATCCGGCTTTGGAGTGTCTGTCTATGAGGTATGAGCTAGTGTGCATTACTGATCTTAACCGTCCTGTCGTTGTAGAAGAAAGACTAAACACAGGTTGGAAGCTAGTAGGTGGTCCTATTGTGTTTAACGGGTATCTCTATCAAGCTATGACATTCAATAAGAACTGGGCGGATCAAATCACCCTATAAATAAATAAGGCCCCGAGGGGCCTTATTTTATAACATCAAACGCCATGTTATACAGTTGTCTTCGAGAGGGGTATCCATTCAACCCTCCATTAATCCTTCTAGTTAGTAATTCAAAAAGGCCCTGATCGCACAATGAGTTTAGATTATGTTTATTCCAGTACCATCCAGCCGAACGGGCAGCCGGTTCAGGCTGTGCAAGTAACTCTGGGTTTTCCACAAGAGGTAGACCAAGGTCTGCTGCGCATTGTGAATAGTTGCTTCTACCAGTTATTTGAAGCAGGCCCCGGCCTTTATAGCGTACCCCGTCACCTGCTACAGTATTTCCTAAATCCCGGCGAGCCTCATAAGCTTTACCTGATGCTAACTCTTCCGTATATCGGAGTTGACCTGACTCATGCCCGATTTGGGCAAGGAACATCCGAATCCGTTGAGGGGTGTTTATCTGAAATTCTTCAAACATCGCAACTAAGAGCGGCGTGTATAGCTGAATTCGACTCTCCGGGCATTGCGTGTAAATACGACGTAACTGTTCAGGAGTCAGTAGCGGGTTCATCGCTGCCCCTTGAGTTGGCGAAGCCGTAGATAATTCCTAACCTCAGCAACGGTATTCATCTTAATAATCTGAGCCTGCTCAGGTGTGAAGGCAAACTTCTGAATTTTCTTATCTAGCATAGGCATGAACTTCTCAGGATCACCAACCTCAAAGAATGCCTGAGCATACTTGTGAATGTCTTCCTTATCGCCGCGTCTAACTGCGGCAAATAGCTTATCCATAGAGGCTTCCTGAGCATTGTTAAACCGCTTGCTTTCCTCGTTGTTGATATACCTATCGTTCTTAGTTGTGGCTTCCTGAAGGGAAGTTAAACCAAAACGCCTAAGTTGTTCTTCTTGAGGAGTGCGAATATAGGTTGTCTCTTGCTCACCTAGCCTCCGTGGATTAGCGTAACCTTGCCCACCCTTCTGCTTAACAGTCTTGAAGTTGGCAATCTCGTTCTCTAGGTTTCCTTGGATAGCAGGAGGAGAGTTTAGCCATGCTGCTTCAGATAAGGTTGTGCTGTTTGGGTTGAGTAGAGCACCACCCGCACCCATCCATTCCCTAGCTTCCTGTAGAGCGGGAGCAATGTTACCAACAG